ACGTTTGTTTGATAACTGAATTGAATACGCCATCCCATGCACTGTAAAAGGCTGCATCATCATCGTTAGCGACAATACGCAAACGGTGGTTGTTAATCGGTTGAATGCTGGTGATTTTGACGCGCTTGCCTTGGGTCGGTAAAGGGCTGAAAGTGTAAACACAATCCAGTGGCGTCGTATCTACCACGCTTGGCGATACGGTTAGCACTGATGCATCACCAGTAGTGCTGGTGGTGTGTGTCGTCATTGATCCGTCTGAATGACGAACCATTAAATAATTACCGTTGCTACTGCTAACAGATCGATCTAAGGTCACAGTGCTGCCACTAATGGCTAATACTCTGCCAGAATAACCCCACTGGGTTAAATCGTGACTTAATAGCACCACATCAGCGCGCTGACAGACAAATCCTTCCGCATCGGTTTCCCATGTGACTTTGCGGCGACGGTATATTTGTTGTGCAGCTAAATAGTTGGCAAACTTGCCTGCCATCACTTTACTGGTACAGCCGAACAGGTCAATATTCGTGCTGTTAATGGGGCTGACGACATTAGCGACACGGACTTGCGCTTGATTGTAATCATCATCAGGGTCGGTATAGCTCACCACGAACTCATCGGCGAGTTGGTCGGTTAGGTAAGACACATTAAACGAGCCTTTAATGATGTTCGCCATGCCAAACACCGCAACGGGCGGTTGCATACGTCCATCCCACACTACGCCCAACTTGCCACTTGCCCATGATGGCGAACCAAAACCAGCACGTCCCATCATCTGTAGCACGTCTGCAGCGGTTTTTGCGCCATCGATAATGGCATTGAATGTAAGTCCTTCCGTATTACAGAAGTTTGCCCAATCAATTAAGCTGGTGAAGTCGATTTGTGCGTTGGTTAATCCCAGCCCATAAGCAAGGCGACCATTGATGAATCTACCTTTGCAGAAGTCCATAAACCAATGTGCTGGATTGGATGTAGATTGCTCAATCCATGCACTACCATTCCATACCTGTGCTGTACTGCTGGCAAAGCATGACAATTGCGCCACAGCGCCGTTGAGTTGGTCACTGGCTTTAATGGTTAGCGTAATGCGTTGCTGTCCAGAGTAACTACTGTCGTCGCGCTGATAAGATCGAACCGCAGATACATTGATGGTATTCTGACTTCGTGGATCGGTGCTGTCAGCCGTCACTTTGATGACTCTCACTTCATACTGACCCACGCTTGGTGGCTTCATGAGATAGGTTAAACGCAGTGGTTTCTGACTGTTGTTTTTAATGGTGCTAGTGCTACCTGCATCTGTGCTTGCTCTAACTCCTTCGGTAAATGCTTGCCATGTTCCGCCTAGACTACGCCACTCTAACTGCAACTGACAGCTACTTGAATCAATACCGCCTTTGTCGTTGGCATAATATAGGATCGCTTCCACATCAATTGCCATCATGTAGCAATCGGTTGAGCCAGTACGGGCTATCCAGCCTGCCGTGCTGGATAGTGGAAAACCAGATTGCGTATCGACGTTTTTAGGAAAGTTATCGGTGCTACCAACGGTCAATTGCACATCTGAAAATTGTGTAATAGGCGTGCTGCCAACACGAAAATCGGTTAATGTCGCTGGGATCAGTCCCGCATTAAATGATTGATATAGGTATTGGTCTTGTCCACGAAACTCGGTATAGGGACGCATGGTTGCATCGGGAAAGAAGCGATGCGTACCCATAATCAGCGGCATGGCTTCATAGGGTCGCATGCGATTACTGCCGCCAGTTAAGCTGTAGGTTGGGCTAGGCTGTTCGTAAGCACCGCCATTGAAACTCATGCTAGGTGCTGATGGTGCAAAAACCGAATTAATAACCATCGATCCAGCCATAAACATGGCACCACCAGCGAGCATACCGCCTAATGTTAAAGCGCCTGTTGCGGTCGTTAACCCTAAGCCAGATGCCCAAATACCTGCGCCTGCACCCATGGTAAAGTAGGTTAAGGCAATCATGCCAACGATTTGAAGTGGATTAGACCCACCATCGCCACCGCCGCTTACTTCCGCTTGTACGGTTAAAAAGTCACCTTCGCTTAGGCTTTTTGTTTTCCAATCGGCAACAGGAACAATTAACCCGTTTAGAAAAATGACAATCGGTTGATCACCATCAACACCAGCATTGATACAGGATTGATGAATGCTACTGCCTGCCAGTACGGGCATCACCTGTTTATCCATACCAAAAGGATGTGGTGCATAGGCGAGCGTCACAGCTTTTGCTAGGGTAGTTTGTTGTGGCATCACTTCCATCTGTAAAAGCCTTCTACTTTGAGCTGTACTTTTTCTAAATCGCTTAACTTGTGCAACACCACTTGCCCTGCATTTTGCATGGCGTGAAGCACGTAGGGATTGCCCTCTATTTCGCAATAAACGCCAACATGACTAGGGCGAGCGCGGCACATCATTAACACCACATCGCCCTCGATGGGGTGTGTGGTTGCTTGACCAAATTCTGCCACGCCGTCTTGAATCTGACCCGCGCGACCTAAAGCAGATGACAGGCGTTCAACCTGTGTAGCGCTGGGAGTCACACCACCAAATACTTCATGATGCACCTTGCATACCAGGGCGGCACAATCCGCATCACCCAACTGGTATGGCGTTCCTAAGTAATTCATAGACCAGTGCATCAGAACATACCCGCGCTATTGTCGGGACGATACTGTATGCGCACCGCTGGCTTGCTGAATATATTCTCAAAGCCCAAGTCTGCTGTTACCTTAGTCATGCTGATTTGCACATTGCTTAGGTTCATGGTCGTTTCCCATTCGATAGTATTAGGACGTGAGCGCATAATTTGCATAAAGCGCACCTTAGCGCCTTCACCACCACCCGATGTTTCTAACCAATAGACCAATTCTCGACCGATGTTATCAATAGTAAGCTTGGCTTTTGGCAGTTGGTTTTCCATGTCGTCTGGTAATACGCAATCAAATGGTGCGGCAATAAACAAATTGCCATTACTGGTTAAATCGAGATTGTCATTCACAACACGAACAGCCTGTGACAATGCAGGATGCGTGATTTCTAAACACACCAATGGCGCTTCTGTCGCGCTTACGCTGTTTAATGTCGCTTTGAATGCGCTTGAATAACTGCGTGCCATTATCCAATGGTCTCCAGCGTTGCCGAGATACGCCATATAATCAAGCCAGCAGATGGCTTGCCTTCTAAATCTGCTGCTACAAATCGCGCTTGTTTCACGGTACCGCTGACAGGATCAGTCCAGTTAAACCAACTGGAACCAGCGTTAATGTCGTTGAAATACCAGTTCTTAAAATTGGTGTAGTCTGTATTGCTTTTCAGCATAATCGTGACGGGACGCTCTACCATGCGTGTTGAATGAATCTTCACTTGTTTCGGGATGCCGCCTTCCATATCGGAACGCAACAGTTGGCTTTTATGCTTTTCGCTAAATCCATCGATGACGATGCCTGCGTAAATAGGGAAGTCAGCCATTAAAACGCCCTCCGTGACAGACCATAAGCACCGCTAAAGGCTTGGCTGAATTGCCCATTACTGCCCACGTCTTGCAGCAAGGCACCCTTAACCCGATCAACCATCACATCAATGACCGTATCGCCATTACTGTTAGTGCTTTGACGCGCATTCGCCTGCACGCTATCGCCAGCGCTATTCATCACATTAACCACCACATTTGTGCCACCACCGCCGCCAACACCCTGTGCTAATACGCCCAACTTGCCACCGATTCTGGTTAATGGCATAACTGCTTCAGCACCAGCTTCACCCATCACACCAAGGTTAAACTTGCCACCGTTGGCAAACTTAAAAGCTGTCGGGCTGTTGACGATGCTGTTGGTAAAAGTTCCGCCATTAGCAAAGGCTTGCGCACCATCAAAAGCGCCTCCTTTTGCCCAATAACTCATGCCGTTGGCTGCGGCTGAAGAAGCGCCTGCATCTGAAACGCCACCACCAAACAAGCCGCTCATCCAACTGCCAGCAGCGCTCATTAATGGCTTGGTCATGTTTTGATAGATCATCATCGTCATGATGTCTTTGACAACACTGTTGGCAAAATCACTAAACGAACCCTTGCCACTGAGCGCAAAATCAGCAATGGCACGGGCTGAATCCTTGCCCCAGCCGTCGATGGCTTGCTGTAACTGGCGCATGTTTTCTTTTTGCTCGTCTGTAAACTGCTTACCTGCACTACCTGCCTTGTCATAGGCATCAAAAATAGCGCGAGAATAGGTATCCCAATCTAATTGTCCAGCGGAGAGCATTCCATCAAGTTCAGCCATTTGGACATTGAGTTTTTCAAAAGGCTCACGCGTTGCCTCATAAATAGCACTCGCTTTTTCTTTGAGCTTTTTATCGTAATTAACTTCAATATCGATACTTGTTTTAAAGCTGTCAAAATCTTCATTTTGTTGAGCCGAAATCCACTTCATGCGCTCTTTAAATTCTTTTTCTGCCTGTGCAATAGCTTTCTTATCTAGCTCTACTTTAATAGGAATTGGCTCACTGGTTTTTGAAAGCGTGCCAAAAATAGCAGCCAATTCTTCGTCAATACTTTTTAGTCTTGGTATGGTGTTTTGTGCTACAGCACCTGCCTTGCCAATGTTTTCTATAGAGTAGCCTAGTTCGTTATTAAACTTTTCCCACGACTGACCATTCTTGGATGTGTAATGGTCAAGTATTTTCGGAAAGAATTTAAGCTGCTTTCTTTAAAGTTTCCCTACGCTTTGCAGGGGTTTGGTAATTTAGCACCGAGCTGATTCGTTTATAGTTGTAAAATCGTATGTAC